CTGTGGCATGGGGTATCCCTTGCTGTAATCAAAGATTACGTCATTCCCGATCAACCCCTCATCTCTCCATCGGTTTTTGAGTATGTAATCCAGCTCCAGGATCTCATCCTTTTTACTCCGGTATCCCTGGAGCAGCTCCTTTGTTATCTCCATCCGCATCACCCCTTAATCCACATCGTCTCTGTAAATATTCCCACGCTGTCTCCTGCCGAATCTGCTGCCCCTGCGCTCGGATCAGCGCGGCAGCACTTGGTTCATTTGTATTGCTCAATGTATCATCTCCTTTTTCGGTCTGCCACGTTTCCGCATCCCTTTTAATCCATACGCTTTTACTCCAGCTATGACCGTTGCTACTGATATGTCTAACAAATATGCTATTTCTACGTTCGACTTTCCTTCGTTCACATATTTTTTCAGTTTCTCTACGTCGTAACACTTTCTGTACATTCGTTTCCGTGATCCGTCTTTTCCCGCATCATGTAACCCTATTCTCATCTTTTCAAGAAGCCCGGTATACCCTTGCCCCGGCCGGAGGCTGGCTCCTTTCTTAGTTATTTCAATTCGATTCCATCAGCACAGTTTTAAAATCCTCTACGCTTTCAACGTAACCATCGTTGTACGCTTCAAGCTGTTTATGCCCTTTTTCTTTATCATCGTTATTCCTCCCAGTATTCAATCACATATTCAATCTGCTGAATTCTGCCTGTTCTTCTGTGCATATTTAAGAAACTCCACCAGCTCCGTTTCATTGTTCTGGAACCGATTATATACTTCGTGTCTCTGCCATTTTGATACGCATCCCTTCTTCGGGGGTTTCGGTCCTCCAACAAGATGCATGAATGAAGAAATAAATTCCCCATGCCATTCCGTAGCTGGTTGAGTATACTCTTCCGCGATCAGCCTGGCACCATTTTCGAAGTCATATTTGTAGTACTTAGCCCCGATATTCTTATCCTCATACCAGAGTCCCCACACCTTATAATCCCGCAGCCAGGCTTTCCGCTGGTCATTGTTCTTGAAGATCGGCAGCTCTGGCTGTTGCGGCTCAGGAATATCAACCGCATCCAGATCACTGATCATTCCTGCAAGTGCCCCAACAAGAAGTTTCTGTTTTCTCGCCCGGATATCATTCTCTGAATAGCATGAGCATGAGAGTATCAGATCCATCAACCGATCTAACGGACATTCGCCGCTCTCTCGTTGCACATCACACTCACCGTAGTCGTCTATCGTATTTCTGTACTCACAGTAGTTTTCGCAAACGTCCTCACAAACCTCTTCAATGATCGTTACTATGCTTTTTATTTCATCTTTCATCGATTCACCTCATATGTCTTCTATTTCCACACTTTCTCCATACACTCTGTATGAAAGAAAATATCTGTTTTTCTCTTTGTCCTCACGTATTCCACATTCCCCATATCATCATCCGGTTTGATTTCTTTTCCACATCCCGGACAGATCACCGGATGATCCCAGTGGCTTTCAATCCTCTTTTTTTCTGTGCATTCGTCATACCTGTTTCTCCCTAATTGCTTTGATCCTTGCCTTTAAGCTCTGCATCACCCATGCCTGCACATCATCTTTCTTTTCCAGCGCCTTCATCACATCCTCATCCCGGGTATCCACACACACAAGGTGGTGGATGATCACTCGTTCTGTCTGCCCCTGTCGGTGCAATCTCTTGTTTGCTTGAGTGTACAGCTCATAATTCCAAGTCAACCCGAACCAAATGACATGATTTCCACCTTGCTGCAGGTTCAGTCCATAAGCGCTGCTTGCCGGATGGGTCAGAAGGATGTCGATCTGTCCGGCATTCCAATCATCCTCATCCCGTGTGTTTTTCAACTCCCGGACACGCAACTTTGTTTTCTTGAGCGCCTCCAACAGCCGGATCCGGTCATGCTGGAAATTGTAAAACACCAGTGCCGGCTTTCCTTGCAAAGATTCAATCAACTCCATAAATGCCTCGATCTTACAGTTGTGCACCTCGTGGATATTCCGATCTTCGTCATAAATTGCCCCGTTTCCAAGTTGTAGAAGCTTATTGCTTAACGCCGCTGCACTAGTCACGCTAATCTCCTCCTCATCTTCCGGAAGCTCCAGTACCATCTTCCGTTCCAAGTCGGCATAGGCTTTTCTTGATTTATCATCCAGCATTACCGGGATTTCGTGATAAGTGACTTCCGGAAGCTGTAAGTAATCCTCCGCTTTCATGGAGATGCAGATATCCGAAATCTTTTGCAAGATGCTCTCTTCCGTTCCCGGCTTTGCCTTGTAGTTATATATCACATCTCTGCCTCTGTCCCCGGGATCAAAATACCGTTCCCGGAACTGTGTGTATCTCCGTCCCAGACGTTCGCCTCCATCCAGAAGGAATACCTGCGCCCATAAGTCCTCAAGTCCATTTGGGGAAGGCGTACCTGTAAGCTCCACAATCCTGTCGATATGCGTCCCAACACTTGCCAGAGATTTGAACCTCTTCGCCTTGTGACTCTTAAAGCTGCTGGACTCATCGATGACCACCATATCAAACGGCCAGCTGTTCCTGTAGTAATCCACCAGCCAGCATACATTCTCCCGGTTGATAATATAAATATCTGCCGGCGTGTTTAATGCCCGGATTCGTTTTGTCTGGCTTCCCAGAACCGGAGAAACCCTCAAGATCTTTGTGTGATCCCATTTATCTTTCTCTTTCGTCCACGTACCCTCCGCCACTTTTTTCGGCGCGATCACCAGAACTTTTTTAACTTGGAATCGATCATACTTCAATTCCCGGATCGCGGTCAGGGTCGTGACTGTCTTCCCGAGTCCCATGTCCAAGAATAATCCGATTTTTTTGACCTTGATAATCCTGCTGATGCAGTATGCTTGATACCCATGCGGTTTAAACTCCATCTCTTAATTTCTCCTTACACTCTTCCAGGAACAGCTTCACCTCGTGTTCGCCGTGCAGCACTCTTACCGCCTGCCCCATATCTTTTAATCTTTTCAGCTGCACCCTTTGTAGGGATGTCAGTCTCCCTGTTATTGTTTTCAGCTCCACGAACACCGCCGGATATCCCGGAAGAACCACGATCCTGTCAGGCACACCGTCATTACCGGGGCTTACCCACTTGAACGCTCTGCCGCCCAGTTTTCGGATTCCGTCCACTAATATTTTTTCCACTTCTCTTTCTCTCATGCCCGCTCCTTTTCCCGTATACTCTCTCACACACGTGTATATATACCTGTATTAGGCGTGTTAGGTACACGCCATATTTACCTAATTTATATATTTTTTCATTACTATAGAAAGTTGGTTTACATAGTTTACATATACTTAAAAACCTTTGTATTTACTGGGTTTTCTCACAAACTAAGTATGTAAACTTTTAAAAATTTATCGTTTACTTGGTTTACTGTTGATTTTTAACCCGTATACCAACTATCTCTGATAGTTTACTCTTGATTGTTTACACCCTTTCAAATCCTTTTTGTGTCCCGTATACGCCGTAGCGTCTCACACTTTTATTTCGTTTCCACCCTTTTATTGATGCCAGGATACCGTTTATCTCCATGCTGTCGGTTTTCTTCATAAATTTCACATCTCCATTAAAGCATTCTGCCCACACTTCCATCGCACAAACTTTATCTCTTTCTACCAATTCTGTTCCCTTTGGAAGATGCAGGCTTCCTGCGTAAAATTGTCTGCGCTGCGACAGGCTTAAGGAATCCCAGTTTGGAGGAATCAGACGTTCTAAGAATTCCCGGATCAACCCTTCCTTTCCGGATGCCTCTCTGTGGCTCTCCTGCATCTCTTCCGCCAGTTGTTCTTCTTCCTTAGTCATATACAGTGGTTCCCCCAACAGCCAATAGGTGTATGCCTCCGCCCATATCTGATCCACCTCCTGTGGCAGATCCTGCCACACGGACTTCTTTGCCGGGTGCACGCCCACATCCACTGGCCAAAACCGTCTGTTTCCTGTCATGTCCTTTAAAAACTCTTCTTCGTTGCTCGTTCCGAAGAAGACGCAGCGGCGCGGATATTTGTTCGTTCTGCGCCCATAGGCGGCACGGTAGATATCGTCTGTCTTACTTAAAAACTGCTTGACCGCATTGGTCTCCTGCTTTGTCATAGCAGTCAACTCCCCCACCTCATTAATCCACGTTCCCTGTATAAGTTCTGCGGCCTCTTTTCCCTCAAAACTAGTCAGGGAATCGGAAAACCAGTCTTTTCCCAGTATCCGCAGGAACGTACTCTTTCCGATTCCCTGCGGACCGGTAAAGATTGGCATATAATCATATTTCATGCCACCTGTGACCGCTCGGGCCACCGCTGCACACAGAGACTTACGCATGACAGCCCTTGTGTAGCCGTTATCCTCAGCACCCAAATACACGCTCAGAAGTGTATCCAGCCGTTTCTGTCCATCCCATTTTAAGAATTTCAAATACTCTTTTACATCGTTGATGCGGTTCTGACTACTCACGATCAGGAGTGCATTATCCAGCTTCTCTCTGCCGGTAATCCCGTAAAACAATTCCATATAATTATAGAAGCCCGCATCATCTTCATCTTTCCATCTCCGCTTTTCCTCGCCCGCACTCCACGGAACTTTTCCGAGGATCAAGCCGCAGCTTGCAAATTCATCCGTCACAATCTTCCCTTTTAAAAGAGGGTCATTCTGCAAGATGAGCACCGCGTTATTGATCGTCTTTTCTATTTTCCCGTTTCCGTCATGGGTAAGTCGGGAGATCCACGACAGATCATCTTCCGATACTGGCTCTCCCTCCTCTGTTTGGAATGCCTGTCGAGCCTGTTCCATCTTCTCTTTCGCAAGCAAATCGGAAACTCCCTTATCGCCAACTGCCAAATGGCTCATAGCCACAAAGGACGGCAGTTTATTCACAGGAGTTCCGTCTTTCGCGTCCCGATCCTTATCACCGTACATATGTAGGCGCACAAGATCAAAGGCATTAACGAGCATGCCGGAACACGGATCCGTTGCGTGGTGAGAATAAAGGAACAGATCCCCGTCATACACAACTGCACCGCCCACCGTAGACCCGCCAGTGTAGGTATAACGCCCCTCAATATCCGTAGGATCATACATCCCCGGAATGAACTTCTCCATCGCCTGAGAGATCGTGTATGTCCGGCAGAATGCGCCGATGATTCCACGCTTTGTAGTCGGGTCTTCCTGTTTCGCAAGCCGTCTCTTTTCGATTGCTGCCGTTCCCGGCACCTGTGGCCATTGCGAAATATCTGTCCAGTCTCCGTACATCTGAAGGAGACCGGACAGGCTGCAGAATGGGTGATCGTATACTTCAAAGATGTATTCCCCGTCTTTACAGCAGCTTGGCCAGTACATCAGCCTCGACACATCAAAGGTAGTCGGGTCACAGAATTCCATTCCGATCAAAGATGCCAGCTTTCTTGACGCCGGCTCATATTCATCCGCTGACGCGGTCGCATCCAGTGGTACAATCACACGGAGTCTGGGCGCATACCCAGCGTGTTTTCTTGTGCTGTAGACCAAAGCCGCGCACCCCAAACCGGATACCCGTTTCAAAATCTCATCCGTACCGCCTGCGGGGATGTTATCCATGTCCAGAGTCAGAAGATCTCTGCCCTTTACATAAGCAGCTTTCCGGATATTATTCTCAAATGTGCCGCCCACAAAACCACCGACATCTTTTAATTCATCCTGTCGGTATTTCGGCATCGCAAGATATTCTTCCACTGTCTCCGTACTTCGTACCGGAGTTTTTACCCTGCCTACAAATTCAGACCAAAGGATTTCTGTTTCCGGCCAGTGCTTTGTTTTTCTTGTGCCGGCGGTACTAATGTGTAATTTTCTGTTATGCCGCATCCGTCATCCCTCTAATCTTTCATATAATAGTTACTTTCAAATCCTGCGCCTTTCAGTATTAACCCTGGCGCCCATGTTATCGGTTCTGCCATCAGACTACAGATTTCATCTACTGTCACATCCATCGGCGCGTCGATGATCACTTCATCGTGGACATGGAATACCACCTGCAGCCCTTTTTTCTCAATTCTTCGTAATGTTTCCGCAAGACAGTCTCTTGCGATTGCCTGCACGATATTCTCTGTCATTTTGCCACCATAAGTGGACGTCACTTCCCATTTCCTTGTCTGCTGACCTACAGTATAGTAATGGATCGCCGCTTTCCCGAACTGATTCTCCTGTAAAAATGGTTTCGGGTAAAAAAGCTTCCTTCCACTCGGAAGCTGTACTGTAAGGAAGTGTTGCCCATACACAAGATCGCTTTCCAGCGCAAAAATCAGTCCGTTGATCGCATGTGGTTGTGCTGTCAGCATCGTTTGTAACGATGCCTCTTCTACGGCATACCACAGGTCACGGATTCTCGGGTTTGCGCTCCTCCATCTCTGCACGATGTCCGGAAGTTCTTCTTCTGTCAGTCCCATATTCAAAGCCCCCATTGCAATCAGCGCATTAGAACCTCCCTGATATCCAAGCGCAAGCGTCGCAACCTTTCCTTTCTGCCGCAGACTGTATTCTGGATTTCCTTTTGTGATTCTTTCGATCGGCACATGGAACATTTGAGATGCCGTCGCTTCGTAGATTTTTCCGTGGGTAGCAAACACTTCATTTACCCACTGTTCTCCTGCCAGCCACGCAATCACACGTGCCTCGATCGCAGAGAAGTCTGCCACTACAAACTTCCGCCCCTCGGAAGGGATAAACGCTGTTCGGATCAACTGGGAAAGTGTATCCGGTACGTTTCCGTAGATCAGCCGAACGCCTTCATAATTTTTCGCCTTTACCAGCTTTCTTGCCTCGTCCAGTGTTTTCAGATAGTTCCGCGGGAGGTTTTGCATCTGCACAAGACGTCCTGCCCATCTGCCGGTTCTGTTAGCACCGTAGAACTGGGTCAGTCCTCGAACGCGTTCTCCTTCTCCCTCTGCGGTTTTCATGGCTACATATTTTTTAATGGAGGTCTTTCCGAGCTGCTGACGTATCTCCAGCACTCTCCTCACCTCATCTGATATATCACTACGGTTCAATAATTCCGTTACGTTCTCTTTTGTCAAGCCGGAAATTTCTCCGGATATTTGCTTTTCAATCCACGCTTTTAACTGCGAGGTACTGTTCGGATTTCCAAGTCCGGTAATATCAATAGCTTCCATTGTCAGGTTTTCACTGCTGATCGCGTCGATAGCCAAAGCCCCGTTGATCAGCTCCTCATCCACACGAACTCCGTAAGCATTCATCCAAATATCCATCTGCCATAAGATCTCTTCCTCTTCCGGAACTGGATACTGCTCCAACCGTTTCAAAATCTCGTACTCTGTTATTACATCCTGCTTGCAGTAATCTTTAAAAAGCACCCATTTTTCAGGCGCATGTTTTGGCAAGTTCCATGTTCTGTTCCCGTTCGTCTTTGTCGGTTTACATGGTACACAAAAATATCGGATCAGTGCCTTTCCTGTTGTCAACTTCCGCTTATCCTGCGGCAGTCCGATTGCTTTTCCGGTTGCGTCCAGACCTGCTGTATATCCGCAGTACAGACCATGCATCATAGTACATTGCCACTGATCCAAAGGAGTCGCATATCCAGCGCGATTTAAACAGTACCATTCAAAGGCTGCGTTATATGCGTGTTTGATCGTATCCGGATCTACAAGCTCGTCCAGTATCCAGTCCGGAATCAACTCACCCGTAGCAAGATCCACAATCTGAACCGGATCATCATCCCATTTGTAGGCAAATAAAAGGATTGCAAAATCCGGAGACTGTGCATATTTATATAATCCAGCTTTTCCAATATCTATGCTGCTTTTTGTCTCTATATCTATCGATAGATGATGCCTCATCCGTATCTTCTCCTTTTAAACATGCGGAGTCTTTCGACTCCACAAAAAATCACATCGGAAGTCCTGTGATGGGATTGATCTGAACTCCCCCATTTTGTGGCTGTGTTGCTGATGCCGGCTGTGGCGCTCCGAACGCCTGTGCAGCGGATACGTGTCCCCCTGACAGGGTTTCCCCATCTTCCAACTTCTGAACCGGACCCAGTCCACATCCAATTCCTTTCTTCCCTCCAAATGCGTAAGGGAAGAAATTCACGTTCACTCGTCCGTACATTCCGCTGTACACTTCTGACTGATTGATGATCGGATTTCCCATCTTATCCACTACTTCCGGTGGATAATCTACCTTCGCACTTGCGGTAAACACCCAATGACCTTTACATTCATCTCCGAACGGCATGCCGTCACTTGGCCGAACTCCATCTCCACCGTAAACCGGAGTCGGTACGATCGGGGGGCACACCCCATTCCATTTTTCTGTAATCCCCTTTTGTTTCGCGGCTTCAATCGCTGCATTGATCCGAGCCATTGTTTCTACATCTGTCTTCGGGATCAGTACAGTTACGCTGAATTTTTCTTCCTGCCCCTGCATTGCGGCATAAGGCTTAAATAAATGTACATAACTTAATCTTGCTTTTCCTGTTGTTACGTTCGTTGCTTCTCCGATTCCCATTTCAATTTTCCTCCTTAAATGCTTCCTGTGCGGTTACTTTATTTGTAATTGCCTGTCTCTTATCAGATGCTTCTACTAGTGTCGGTTTCCCCGGTTTCTGGGTCACGAACTCTCCCACGGCATCTGCAAAATCTTTCTTTCCGATTATCTTTTCCACCTGTGCCAGGGTCAGCGGCTTTTTCTCCCAAAGGATTTCTTCTGCCACAACACCGCTCTTAGTTAATTTTTCAAAAGCGGCATCCATGTCCGTCCAGTCGCGGGATCGTCTGCCTTCCACTGCCTTCCATCCGGGAACTTCATTTCCGGCGAGACATTCAGACAGCGCCCACTCCTGCAGGTCTTTCTGATATGCAACTACGTCCCTCATTGCCAAAAGCCGTTGTCCGGCTTCCTCCTTTGTAATCAGTGGTGGCAAATCCCCTAAGTTGAATGCCATCTTCACATTGTGGTCAGATCGTGCGCGGCATTGTTTCTTTGCCCGGCAGAACTTACAGGTCTTTTCTCCAGGTGCGAACTCTCCTTCTCCCGCAAATGCAAGTGTCGCGCGCTCTTTTGCATAATCCCCAAATTGCAGGAGCTCTTCCAATGTACACTCCCATTCCGAAATTCCATCCGGAAGGCGGGGCTGTACAATTCCTAAGCGAATCCGCTCAATCGGATAAAGAATCTTACATGCTTCATACGCACCCAGCGCATACAACATCATTTGCGGATTCTCTTCGGCGGAAACAGGAACACCTTTTCCATATTTGAAATCAATTACGAACAGAGTGTTCCCCTGGATCATAATACAGTCTGCAGTTCCGAATCCTTCCGGAACATAATCGCTGAAATCGACCCGTTTCTCCACTTCTACAAACGGAGTTGCCGGAAGCTTGATAGATACATCCCGGATATAATCGATATAAGTATCTGTATGTATCAACATCTCGTCATCCCACAGAGGATCTTCTTTGAATTTTTTGATTGCAAAGGTAAGTTTACGCTTGGAAACGTCTCCCGGCTTGAAATAATTCCGCACCTTCAGTTCAGCAAGTTCATGCGCCAGTGTACCTTCCTTTGCCGCTTCCGAGGTAGTATCCGGAAACTGTTCTTCCAGTCGAGCACTCTTCGTACATTTGAGCCATCGATGTGCGCTGGATGCGCTTAAGAGTGCATGATCTCTTTCTTCATGTCCCATCAGATCTGCGCCCCCATTCCCCGAAGTGATGTCGCGAAACTACCGAACTGATCCTCCGTAAGTTGCTGTAACGTCTCACATCCATAGCTTGTAAGAAGTTGCTGTAGTTGAACCATACCCCCCTTATCCATCAGAGTCATCGCTGCCCGTGCCAAATCATCCCGCGTATACTCGTGCCGACTAGTTGGAACTGCAGTCTGTACAGGTGCAGTCGGAGCAACCGGCGTAGATACGGGTGGCACATTCTGTGCCGGCGCTGATACAGGAATACTTTGACAACTTTCTGAAACACTGTGCTGTTTCATCTCTTCCGCGGTTATAACTGCCTTCTCTTCCTTTGCCGACACACGCCCCTGAATTTTTTCCATAAAATCCATCATTTCTTCGTAACTATTAAATGTAATCTGCATAATTATTTCCCTCCTAATTTTTCTAACCCTGTACGGGCAATTTTTATGAACTCATCCTCTGTGAGGCTGATTCCTTTTGTCATCTTCTCGTGGTCATCGGACCACCCACGAATATCCAGCTTTGGTTCTTTCCCAAACCAACTGACGATATTTAATTCTGTGTGATAAACATCCGTCTCACTCTTCTTCGGAAGAGAAAGGATGGTTTCTTTAATTTCAAAACTTGTCGCTGCCATAACTTTACAAATCCCTCTTTTTCGTCTAAAATAAAGTTGATCTTTTAACTATGCGCCCTGAGGTTGCCGCCTCATTTATGGGCGCATTTTATTTTGCCATTACCTGCCTTGTGGCCGGATCATAAACAACGATCATGCAATCTCCTGTTTTATCCTCTATAAATGCCTCGTTTCCGTGCATTTCCGTGATGTGTACGCAGTCACAATAAAAGTTCTGGTTGATCCACTTGCGGATCGCGTACTCTGCGATCGTCTTCGCTCCTTTGATCATCTTCGCTCACCTCCTTAGATCGGTCCTGCCTGCAAAATGTAAATAATCACAGCCATCACCGCATTTAACATCATGCTTGCGACTGTTACCGCGATCAGTCCTCTTGATGCATTGTCTCTTTCTTTTCTTTTGCTCCGGATCTTCTGCTTGTGATCCGCTTCCGGCAAGTTTCTCCGCTCGATCGGGATTAGTTCCAGCTTCCGTGCTGCAGGTAATTGATTTTTTTCCATGCTTGTCCTTCCTTTCTACCGCTTACGCGGTTTTCTCTATTATGTAGTTTCTGTCAAAAAGAACCCTTTGGTTAACACTTTCTGCAAATGCCTCTTTGTCTTCCAGTTCCTTAACCTCTACTTCTTTTCCGTCAATTACTACAATGCTTTTTATGATCATTTACACCACCTCTCTAAAGCTTATGAATCACTGTTTGTACTTGTTGCGTTGTCCTTTAAAATCTCCTATACTTTAGTTACAGGACACTGACATGTCCGAGTATTATGTAGGGAGAAGATTATTTATGGATTTTTTCAATATTCCCGAGCCACCTTCATTTGAACGTGTGCAAAATGACTATTCACAAAAGCAGATTGATCTGTTAAATGAGATTAAAACAGTTCAACAAGATCAAGCAAAACTTCTAAATCAAATGGAAAAAGCTTCATCAAAAGATAAGAAGTGGCTAGTCATCGGTACAATTTCATCAGTAATTGCCGCTATTGGAACTATCATCGGAATTGTCATTCCTCTTCTTTAATAACAGCGACACACAAATACAAATTAGCGAGACGCTATTCATAAGAGTAGAAAAGCACGCTAGCGTAATAGCGATCTCCATCGGTTTCCTCCTTTCTCTGAATCATCTGCAAAGTACATAGGGTAAACAAATTTGGCGAAAAACTGTAGGGAATGGCCCTCCTTGCAGTTCTTTTGTTTTCACACTTCCTCCTCTTCTGATTCTATCCGTATTATTGGACAGCTATTTTGGTATGCTACTTGCCATTTGCTCTACCCTCTCCTATACTGTAAATACAGGACACTGGCATGTCCGAGTATTATGAAAGGAGTACGACAGCATGAAAAAAATTTACGCTTGCCTCATCGGCAATTGGGTTTGTCTCAATGACGATCCTACTTGTAAAATGGGTATTCATCATGCCTCACCGGATATGTGGTATGAAGAAAACGCTCCTATCTTCGCCCCATTTAATCGTGATGCAGAAGATACCTATTATCAATTGGATTATGTTTACATCCACTACCAGGGTGCGGATTACAGAATTAACCCTATCTTCATTCAAATTGTTGAAGAATAATTTTTCACGAATTGCATTATCGTGTCTGGGTCTGCAAGTTGTATTCTATTTGCTTCCTTAGTAGACTCAGCACGGAAATAATCGTTTACTCCAGACTTTATTTTTACCCAGTCTGGATATGAAACTCCTTCAAGTTCCTTTAATACTTTCAATACCCTATTCCAGTCCACCTACATCACCACCTCCTCTTCTGGTTCAATTATGTGTTGCATTTTTGAGACGCTCGGATTAAAAAAAATATCGACAGGATTATCTAATTTCAAATGTTCGGAAATCTTAACCACCTCTTCCAAAGTAAATTGGCTTCTCCCATTTAACTTTGCATTTAGCGATTGTACAGTAATACCCAATACCTTAGATAATTTTTCTTGTGATACGTGTCTCTCCGTCATTTTCCCTTTTAATTTATCGAACGACATTCTTCGCCCTCCTTTCGTTGCATATTTGGGATGTTTTTATATTACACCTGCATTTTGGTATTGTCAACCCATATTTGCAACTTTTTTTGTTTTCATTAAATTGTCTGTTGCAAATATGAAAAAATAGTTTATAATTAGTTTATACGGAGGTGCAGATATGAGCGAAAAAGAAATTTCTGAAAAAATGCAAGATATAATGTCTCGAATGAAAAAAAGACGAGAAGAATTAGATATGTCATACCAAACACTTTCTGATAAGGTTGGAATCAGTAAATCCACTTTACAAAGATACGAAACAGGATACATCAAAAACATGCCTGTGGATAAATTGGAAGATATTGCAAATGCGTTACAAGTATCGCCTGCATATTTAATGGGTTGGAGCGAAGAGGTTAATGAGCAACCTACTACCCTTGACACTAGCTTTGAACGAGCAGAAATACTCAGAGCATTGATGGAAGAAAAAGGTATGAAAGTTTCCGACATTGTAAAAATCTCTGGTTTACCATATTCTACTGTTAAAGCAATATTAGAACGTGGCGCAGAAAAAGCCGGATATGTAAATGTGTGTAAAATATGCAACGCACTCGGTATAAGTGCCGATGAACTTGAAAAAAAGGTAGCAGACAATAACTATGAACCAACCACCATCGCCGCTCATTTTGATGGAACGGAATACACAGAAGAACAGCTTGACCGTATAAAAGAATTTGCAAAATTTATTAAGCAAGAAAATAAATAAGTCCATATTATTGCACATCAAATCTGATACTATGATAAAAACATGTGGAGGGATTTATTTGAATAAACTTGAACAATTAGAACAAGAAGCCTTTGAAAATGCAGTAAAAGTGCATAATTATTATCTCGGAGAAGAAAACCTAAAAGGTATCTATATAGATGGAAATATCGCAATTAATACGTCTGTAGATAATGGCGCAGAAAAAGCCTGCGTCCTCGCGGAAGAACTGGGGCATTACCATACAACTGTCGGAGATATAACAGATTTATCCGACTCCCAGAACCGCAAACAGGAACGACAAGCAAGGCTTTGGGGGTATAACAAACTGATCGGGCTGACCGGAATTATACAAGCGTTCCGCGCCGGGTGTCATTCACGGCATGAAACAGCGGAATATCTAGGCGTAACAGAACAATTTTTACAGGAATGTATCGACTGCTACACAGAAAAATACGGAGAATATACGAAGATAGACAATTACATTATCTTCTTCATCCCAAATCTGGCAGTCATGGAAGAGGTATAAGCCCCTGCCCCACAGTGTGCAGGGGAAGAACTAAAGAAAAGAGGTGAGATAAGTCACGAACAACAAAGTATTTCCTGTTGCATCTTACAATAAAGAATTCAATAAATATCTTCCTATACAGTTTGAACAAGATTTAATATATCAATCTTTTGGATTAGAGAAGCACATCGAAAAACGACATCCAGAATGTCTTCCATATCTTCGTTTTATCTCATCCATCATCTCTTCTCCTGATTACATAGGTGTAAATCCAAATGAATCAGGAGACAGCTTCGAACTTGTTAAGATATTTAGTGAAAACGTACAAATCGGAATTAAACTGGATATGAAAGAAAACTATTTGTATGTCGCTACTCTTCACACAATAACAAACGGAAAACTGAAACATGGGATAGATAACGGACGACTCAAAAAATTTGACAAATAGAATATTTTACTCTATAATGGGAATACAATAAATTGAATTGCAAAGGTCGGAAAGGCTCCCGACACACTCGAAAGAGTACCTGAGATGCTGGATACGCCGCCCAGCTTGTGATTCGATTTAAAATCGAAGGTGTTTCCCATAGTGGAAGCACCTTTTGTTTTTACATAAGAAAGAACCGCCCCTGCGCCAACAGGAACGGCTCTGGAATATATCCGAAGATATACACCTAATCAACGAAAATATTGTATCATCTTCGGAACAGTCACGCAAGCCGGAACACTCGTTCCATGCTGGCTGTTATTTTTATACTCATTTTCCTGCTCTGTCAGGAATAGAATGAATCAACCGAGGTGATGTCATGAAAACTAAATATTGTTATGGTTATGTTAGGGTATCCACATCTGGCCAAGAAGAGCTCTCTCCGGACTCACAAGCAAAGCTATTAAAAGACTTCGCGAAAAAGAATGATATGATCATCTTACAAATTTTTTACGAACTCGGCATCTCCGGCCGCAAAGCTGATAAACGTCCGGAATTTCAAAAAATGATTGCTCTTGCCAAATCAGACAAACATCCTGTCGATTGTATCATCGTATGGAAATTCAGCCGTTTTGCCAGAAACCAGGAAGAATCTATCGTTTATAAGTCCCTTCTTAAAAAAAAGCATAATGTGGACGTTTTAAGCGTTTCCGAGCCTCTTGTAGATGGTCCGTTCGGCTCTTTGATCGAGCGCATCATTGAATGGATGGACGAGTACTATTCCGTCCGTCTTTCCGGCGAAGTGACACGAGGTATGACAGAAAAGGCAAAACGCGGCGGCTATCAGGCGCGTCCTCCGCTTGGATACAAAATCCAAGAACGCGGAAAACCTCCTGTTATTGTACCGGAAGAAGCTGAAATAATTAAAATCATATTTGATAAATATGTAAATGAACATACCGGAATATTCGACATAGCACGCTATCTAAATTTGTGTGGGTTTAAAACATCTCACAACAAACCGTTTGAACGCAGATCTATTGAATACATCTTACAGAACCCAACTTACTGCGGTATGATCCGGTGGAACCGTACCGTAAGCGAAACAAACGAAATCCGGCCGGAATCAGAATGGATTGTCTCTGATGGTCAGCAACCTGCTATTATATCTAAAGAATTATTTGACAAAGCGCAGATCCGTTACAAAAGCGAATACAAACCTTCCGGCGCCAGACCTTCCTCTACATACAAACATTGGCTATCAGGTCTTATGAAGTGCCCTGTATGCGGAAGAACCATGATTGCCAAAACAGTAAGTAACCAAAAATCATACTGCTATTTTACATGCTATGGGTACTCAAAAGGAAAATGCCTTGCAAAAACATCTGTAAGCTCGTTAAGGTTAGAACCGGCGGTACTTGCATCCATAAAAGAAGTTCTGGACAGTGGCAACATCATCTACAGGCACGTTGAACCGGTGCAGGAAACTTCTGTGGATCTAAACGTCATTATTACGGAGCAGTTAAGAAAGAATGCGGAAAAATTTGACCGCATCAGAGAAGCGTACCGTAATGGAGTAGATACACTTGACGAATATAAAGAAAATAAGCGCATGGTTCAGGAAGAAAAAGAGATGCTGGAAAAGCAGCTTGCAGACATAAAACCAGCAGAACCTACTATTGATACTTCTAAAATCGCTATGTTGGAAAAAGTAAGAAATGTATATGAAATCATAGAATCTGACTCTGTGGACCCCGTAACCAAAAATGAAATCCTAAAGAGCGTGATAGAAAAGATTATATATGATCGCTCAAAAGATGAGCTGAAAGTTTATTACTACTATGCGCCGGAATCCCAGTAAAATCAAGGGTTTTCGCAGTTTTGTAGGTTATAACAAAAAGGTCATCCAATTCGGACAGCTCACCATTTTCCCGTCACAATACTGTGTCAATATCGGCTGCCGCACGTTCGGTCTTGAA